AGGGCTGAGAAAGAGAAGCCTATTATGTCTCTCGAGGAACTCCAAGAGCTTGAGATCTTGACCAAGTTGGCAGTTCGTTGGTGTTCAAAAATGGACAAGGAAAAGGACAAGCTCGAGGCCCAGCTTGAGGAACTTAAGAATAAGTTGGCTTTTCTAAAGAGGTGATCTATGATCATCGATTTCGGGACGTATTGGAATACGGCCCCCTTTAGTCTAGAACAAGCGATTATCCTGCCTACGGATTTCGAGATTTCGTGTGCCGTGGGGGAACTTGAGAGGATCAGAATCGAGGGCTTTCTCAAACTATCGGAGGGACATAAATTGGTTGCCGCCCGTTGTCATCTGTGCTTCGCTCCACTTGTTAAAGAAGGGACTGAACGCGAACGTAATCTTAAGACCGGCGATTGGATCGAAAGGGCCGTCGGTGAGTATGCCTGTGGTACAACTGTGCTCTTCGAGCCCGAGAAGAAGATGGCCGTTACTCCCGGAGCTAAGGTTCGTATTGGCCCCAAGTGCGTGAAGCTCCTTAAGAAGAAGTAATGACTACTCTTCTCTGGATCTTTGGAGTGGTGTTCGTCCTATTCGTAGCAGTTTCTCTAGTATCGATCAGTGAGAAACTGCGCGAGATTAGTATGCACACCCATGCTACAAATATGCTCTTAAAGGGCCTACTTGAAGAGCATAGGGGGGACAAGATATAATAAAAAAGTCCTCGCTTTATCGACGCCCGGAATTAAAGGAGCCACAGATTGCCTGCCCTAGGGTCGTGGCTAACGTTCTATCAAAACTACCTAGGGGTCGAACTCGGAAAGCCTAACAATAGTGGGTGGACAAACCTTGATTGCATCTTACCTTGGCATCATGACACCGATAGACATGCAGCGGTCAATCTCTATAGCGGTAACTACCGGTGCGTCAACGAGGAATGTAGGGAGCACACCCGAGAAGCAATAGGCCGTGAACGCGTCGAGGCAATTTCCCCCACAGAATTTCTGGAGCTATCACAGAACCTCGACGTATGGAACGCCCAAAGGCTTGTTAGTGAGTTCGCCCTTACGCTCAACGGATCGAGCAAAGAAGAGCAGAAACTTGAAACAGGTTTCAGAGTTCTTCCACGTCAGGAAATGGAGCGTCTAAGCGATGCACAATTGGCACTCGATGACGATACATCGTTGGTGCGCGACTATTGCGAGTCTCGAGGAATCCGACCCGAAACTCTACGAGAAGTTGGCGCTGGCTACCTTGAAGACTATGGTGGGCACGAATATATCTGTCTCCCTTACTTTGCAGGAGGTCAACTCGTTGCTGTGCGTCTTAGATCTTGGCACGGAACTCGGAAGCGGTTCATTAAGAATAGCTGCCAAGCCTTATTCCTGGGTGATACATTACTCGCTGATGATTCTCGAACGGCCCTTATCTGCGAAGGTGAGACGGATACCCTCGTCCTCAAACAGGTAATTAGTGATGCAGGCTACGATCACATTCCAGTCGTTGGATCTCCAGGCGTTGATTTCCGACATGAGTGGGCTCGGCATTTCCAGGAGTACACTCGTATCATCGTGGTCCCTCAGAGCGATAGGGCCTCGCAACAAACTTTTGTCCACAACCTTCGAGGCGTCTTCGGGGCAAGGCTTGAGGTGGTCCCGCTTCCTTGGCCAGCTACGGTCTTTGGAGGCAACGACGTTTCGGATTTCATCAGAGCTTGCCCTAACGGTATCGATGAGTTCGTACAACTGCTAGGTCTATCGGCCGAGGATTCGGAACGTAAACCTTATGCGTATACACTCAAAAACCTACGCGCGGAAGCCGAGACGGAAGCTCGTTGGATTATACCCAACCTCATCGAGCGAGGGACTAAGACACTTCTGGTGGGCGAACCTAAGTCGTACAAGACGTGGATCGCAATCAACCTCATACATGCAGCTTGTACTGCGTCAAGTTTTATGGGGAACGCTTCCTGGAAGCCTACAGAAACGTTCTCGGCAGTGCTTATTGAGGAAGAGGGGCCCTCGTATCGTATCGGGCAGCGATTTACGAAAGTATTCGGGGACGACAGTACTGAACGTTTGTGGGTCATTCACCGTCAAGGGGTCAAACTTGATGACCAAGAGAGCTTTAGCCGCCTCCGCCAACAAATATTACGGCTTCAACCGGACATAATACTGTTTGACCCATATGCAAGCATTCACACACAGGATGAGAACACCGTACAAGGAGCGATCGTTGTTCAAGATGCACTCAACGAAATCCTCAGAGCCCTACCCTCAGCCGCCATCGTCGTTCTCCACCACACGCCTAAAGGTGGCGATGGCCCTCGTGGCTCAGGAGCGCTCTGGGGGGCCGGCGATGTTATGCTCCGCGTGTCCAAACTGGACCCGGGTAGGGTGCTCCTTCGAATTGACGAACGTGATCTGCCTGACGAAACGGAGGGTGGGCTCGAGTTCGTGATGGACAACGCAACAGGCAGATTCTCGCCAGCAGAACAGTTTAGCATTTCCCCACAAGCGAAGATTACGCTCGCCGTGGAAGAAGGTAGTGGAGCTATTGCTAAGGTTAAGGAGTATCTAGACGCCCGTAATGAGTGGTCTACAATTGAGGATATTATGTCGGCGTGCGACTTGACGCGCAACCCTGCTAGGAAGCACCTGCTAGCTTTGCAACGTGAAGGCTTCATTGATACTCGTGGTACAGGTCTTAAGGGTCAACCCAAAGAGTACAAGATTGCCAGTTGATTTCCATAACGCCTTCATTTATAATAACTACATGATAGGGAGGTGATTATATGGTTACAGTTATGAGTATGATCCGCAAGGACATGGATATTACTCAGATCGATCTTGCGAACGAGGTTGGCATCACGCAAGCCGAGATCTCGATGATCGAACGGGGAAAGGTTACTCCTAAGGAAGAGACCATGGACAAGATTTCTCACCTCCTGGCGACTCCGAAGGATGAGCTTCTGATCCCTTATAATGAATGGCTCGAGGCGCAGTTCCTCGCCGAGCGTAATAGAACCATTCTAAAATAGGCCCTGGAGGCAAATGTGAAGTTTGCTAGGCTTATACTCCTCCCCGTAGCAGCAATCATACTGCTCGGTGGAGCACAGGGCGTTAGTGCCAGGGGCTATGAGTCCGTCGGCATTAGAGAGGCCCATCATAAAGTACAAGTTGCTGAACGTGATGTTGCCCGAGCTAAAGCAAGACTGAGTGCAGCCCGAAAAGTAGAACAGGAAACTCGATGCTATGTCAACCAATATGGTGTTAACGTTGGTAGATGGATTTGGTTAGCAGATGATGTAGGTTGGCCGAGTTCTCAGTGGTCACAACTTATGTACGTGGTGCATCGTGAGAGTGGGGGGAATCCCAGAGCGTGCAACTCTAGTTCGGGGGCTTCAGGTCTAATGCAATTTCTTCCTGCTTGGTGGCAAGGTAAGTGGAATCCATACAATCCGAGGGTGAATTTACGCCATGGCTGTCTAGCCTGGAAAGTAAGTGGCTGGCAACACTGGGCCCTATAAGGAGATAACTATGCCCGAGAACTCTGGATGGGGTTCCGTTTCGTTCTCTGGAAGTAGCGGTGGCTCGGCAGGACCCGACGATTGCAGTCCTTATGTATCATCTTGGTTTTCTACGAGCGCGGTCAACGCAAAGCCCATAACTATTAACGTCAACTACGACGAAGGATCTACTATGCCCGATATCGGTGGAAGTGTTTGTCACCTGTGTGGCAAGCCTACGAAGTTCAAGAACACGTATCAGCGTTACAACAAGAGGGATACGTGGGTGAGTCGGATCTATCTCACGTACGGTTGTGGTACTGAGGTGTTTACTAACGAGAAGAACGTGAAGAAGGTCACTCTGGGATCCAAGTGCATTAAGCCGCCCGTTCATGAGTAAGGCCCTTATCCTCCTGAGTGGGGGACTTGATTCAACTACCTGTGCCGCGATCGCAGTGGAGGAATTTGGTGAAGCCTTCGTCCGAGGGGTCTCCTTTGTCTACGGCCAAAAGCACTCTCGAGAAGTCGAGTCCGCTACTAACGTTGCAGAGTTCTATGGCTTTCCCCACGAGATCATTGAGCTCCCAAATGTCTTCGGAGGCTTCGGATCTACTCTCATCGACCCGGGTTTGCAGAATCCTACTGTACCATATTCTGAACTCTCGGGAGTCAGTCCAACTTATGTGCCGTTCAGAAACGGAATCCTTACAAGTTATGCAGCAGCTACGGCTCTTACTGAGGACTGTAACCTAGTTTACTTTGGGGCTCACTCTGAGGATGCCGCTAACTTTGCGTACCCAGATTGTATGCCTGAATTTATTGGAGCAATGGCCTCAGCGATCTATGTTGGGACGTACTTCAAGGTCCGTCTAGTAACTCCGTTGCAATGGATGGACAAGAAAGACGTAGTACAACGGGGCCTCTACCTTGATGCCCCTTATCACCTTACGACCAGTTGCTACAATGGAGGAGACATAGCCTGTGGAAAATGCCCCACATGTAGAAGTCGACGCGCAGCCTTTGCCCACTGGAGTGCAAGAGACCCTATTCTCTATGCAGACGGCGAATAACGAACAGATCTTCTTGACGGCAGAAGGACACTTTGATGCTGCCCATAATCTGGTTAACTATGTTGGCAAATGCTCCGATCTGCACGGCCATCGTTGGGTGGTCAAAGCTGAGTTTGGTCCCTTTACCGAGGACGAACTCGATGAGTCAGGTATTGCCCTCGACTTTAAGGACATCAAGATTAAGTTAGGGGCGCTTATAGACCTATACGATCATAAGTACTTGAACAACTTCTTTGACCTGCCCTCGGCCGAGAAGATCACCCTACAGATCTTTCGTTCCATGAAGTATTTCTATCCCGATAAGTTGTTCGCGATCGAGGTCTTTGAGTCACCCGAGAGTAAGTGTACGGTGAAAAATGGCTCTTAGAATCGAGGAGGTCTTTGAAAGTGTTCAAGGTGAAGGTACTCTTAGTGGCACTGGTGCTCTATTTATCCGTCTACGGGGCTGCAATGCTCTTAAAGAACATCTTGAGTGCACTCAATGGTGCGACACTAAGTATTCCTGGATGGACATATCCGAGGCCCCTATATCATGGACGTCCGACCGCGTAGAAGAAGAAGTCCTCAAGAGCAGGATGTCGATTGTGGTCTTCACTGGAGGCGAACCCCTCCTACAGACGGCCGATCTAAAGTACTGGTTGGACAAGACAGAACTGTGGAATCGTAAAGGGAGCATGATCTGCTTTGAGACCAACGGGACAATCAAGCGTGCTCTCCCTCATGGGGGTAAGCTCTGGTGGACAGTTAGTCCTAAACCACCCGCGTACAAGATTGCTGACGGGCCAATCAGTGAGATTAAGGTTGTCGTCCCCAACGTGGGAACAGACGAATGGTACGATAAGCATCACCACCGATTCGACGAGTGGCTACGCATATGTCCACGTCTATGGGTTCAGCCCCAGGACAATGATCTCGGTACAGCCGCTTGGATTGTAGAGGAACTTATTCCTAAGCATCCTCTTGTCCGTATCAACCTACAATTACACAAGCTGCTCTCAATTCGCTAGGAGTGATGATGAGTGATGCATACGATGGAGCCCTCTATTGTTCCAACCGCATGGCTAACGACGCGCTACCTTCATACGATACAAGGCGTGAGATCATCGAGTGCTCAATACGTAACATACTATACGCTATTGGTGAGGACCCCGATAGGGAAGGACTCCTGGATACGCCCAACCGAGTCGCTCGTATGTACCTCAATGAACTAACTATGGGCCTGGGAGTCGATCTCTCCACCCTGCTAACGGCTACCTTCAAGGAGCCTCATGACCAGATGGTCATTGTTAAGGACATCCCTTTCCACTCCCTTTGTGAGCATCACATGGTACCGTATACCGGGCGGGCTCACGTTGGTTATATACCTGATGGGCGAGTTGTGGGGCTCTCTAAGCTTGCACGGGTCGTTGAGACAGCCTCCAAGAAGCTCAGTATCCAGGAGCGACTCACTACAGAGATCGCTGAAGCCGTAGACGCAGCGCTACAACCTAAAGGCGTCATCGTCGTCCTTGACCAATGCGAACACATGTGTATGACAATGAGGGGCATTAGGAAGGCCGGCTCAACTACAACTACGTCAGCCATTCGTGGTGTCTTCATTGATAACGGTCCTGCCCGCGAAGAGTTTCTCACCCTAATTAAATGAGCCCCGAAGATCCCGTATCTGAACTTCTTAGTGCTGCTATAGCTGTGCACGAGATGTACACTACCTTTCAAGCAGCGGGGTTTACTAAGAAGGAGGCTCTTTACTTGGTAGGGCAGTCATTGCAATCTATGACGAGGCGGGAGCTCGATGAGGAAACTGATAGCCTTTGATCCTGGTGGGACAACTGGTTGGTGCAGGTTCCAGCAGATCCCCGGGAACAAGCTCTGGGACGTTATGGAGTTTGGCCAGTTTCCTGTTGAGCACCTTGAATCCGTAGCAGAGCTAATACAACCCCAGGATATGGTGGTCTATGAACAAATCCAAGTCCTCCACCTAGGATTTGATCCTATAGGTCTTCAGGTCATTGGGGCTATAAAATTGTGGTGCATATTAGAAGGCTTAACTTATAAAGGTCAATCACCAGGCATCCTAACAGGTGCAAAGACCTGGCCAGATCTTAAAGAGCCTAGTAAATGGTTCACGAGACAACAACACGCTAAGGATGCGTTCTATCATGGCGTAACTTACATCGGGTTGAAGAACATGAATCTGTCCAAGAAGCCCTCAGGTCACCTTTAAGCCCCCGTTGTGTCCTCATTTGGTTTCCTATATAATATAATTAATGAAAAGCATCAAACTTCTAGGAGAACCTGATGCAAACTATCCGTGTTACCGAACGTGCAGCCTTCAAACGTTGCCGTCGGCGTTGGAAGTACCAGAGCTTGATGGAGCTCGTCCCCATTAATGAACCTCGAGGAGCTCTCTGGCTCGGTACTGCTGTGCATTACGGTCTTGAGCAGTACTATCGTGATGGTACCAACCCCTGGGTAGCTACTCAGGAGTGGCTAGATATGAAACTCCCAGAGCTGCACCTCGAGGATATGTGGCCTGAAGAAAGGGCTAAGTTTAACGACACCACAGATCTTATGGCTTCGATATTGGTGGGGTATGTACCCTTTGCTCAGGAGCATGACGACTTTGAAATCGTCGCGGTGGAGGAAAATCTGGAGGTCCATATTCCTGGCACGCGTGTGAAGCTTGGCGGGAAGATCGATGTCCTGACTCGTAGGGGTCCTAAGAGGCAGCTGTGGCCTTTAGATCATAAGACGGCTGCACAGTACGTCGACATCTCGGTTCTAGAGATGGATGATCAGATGACCGCGTACCTGTGGCTTGTTTGGCAGGTCCACGGGGAGCTCCCTGGCGGAGCATTGTATAACGAACTCAAGAAAAAGATTCCAGCCCAGCCCGAGCCCTTGGTGAATGGTAGCTTGTCCAAGAAAAAGAACGTAGACACCACTTACGAGATATATTTGACCGCGATTAAGAACAATCATCTTAATCCGGTTGACTATGCAGATATCCTTGAGTTCCTCAAGAACAAGCCTGACGGCTTTTATCGGCGGGAAGCCGTTGCTAGGACTAAATATGAACTCGAGCATTTTGCACAGAACTTGATTCCCGAAGCAAGAGCCATGTCGTCTAAAAATACGCCTCTGTATCCCTCGCCAACTCGAGATTGTTCATGGGATTGCCAGTATCGGGATTTATGTCTGTGTGAGACTACCGGTGGAGATCTCGAGAGCCTTATAGAATCCTTGTACGAGTACGCACCTGGGGGCCGTAGAGAGATCTAATGCGTAAGAAAGAGTACATGAAAGCCTATAATAAGGCGTACTATCTTAAGTACCGAGAAGAGAAGGCCCTATATAACAAAGAGCATCAACTTGTGTATCAGGCAACAAACAAACGTTGGAATAAGAATCACCCAAAAGAGTATAAGGCTCATTTGGTTGTAAACAATGCGGTTGTTGCAGGTAAACTGGTTAGACCTGTTGTGTGTCCAAATTGCGGTCAAGGAGGTAGGATCGAAGGGCATCATGAAGATTACAACAAGCCGCTTGAGATAGTGTGGCTCTGTACACAGTGCCACCGCAACAGGCACGAAGAAATAAAGGAGGCGCTATGACCGAAAAAGTACCCAGTACTAAAGTGTCTACACCGCCAACGGTCCCAAAGAAGGCTGTTGCAGACCCCTTGAAGATGTTGCTCTATGCCCCCAGTGGTCATGGAAAAACATACTTCTTGGGGACAGCGGTTAAGGATCCTAGATTGATGCCCATGGTTCTTGCCGATTTCGAGGGTGGTACTAGATCCATTAGATCTAAGACGGTTCTTGTTCCTCTAGAAGAGTTTGCAGACTTTGTACCAACTTTGGACAAGATCGTTGTAGTACGAATTAAGCACTGGGAGGACTTCGATACGCTCTATGATGTCGTACACGCAGATACTAACCCTTATAAGACTGTAGCGATCGATTCCCTTTCGGAGTTGAACTATTTGATCCTTTCTGAGGTTGTTTCGGTAGCTGTTAAAAGCGATCGTGGTCATGATCCGGACGTTCCTGAGAGGCAAGACTATTTGCGTAGCAGTACCCAGATGCGGAAGTTGATCAGGTACTTTCGGGACTTGGATGCCAATACTATCTTCACAGCATCCGCGAACGAGAAAGAGAACCCACAGACCAAGAGACAGCAAGCCGTACCTAATCTGACCGGGAAGCTTGTCTATGAGGTTCCTGGTTTAGTTGACATCGTAGCTTATCTTGGTGTCATGGATGATGCCGACGATGATGGCGAGCCGATCACAATCCGATCGCTTCTTGTCCAGCCTACAGGCCGTTTCATGGCCAAGGCTCGTGATGAAGGCGGTCGTCTTGGTGATGCTGTTGAAAGTCCTACCCTGCCCAAGGTCCTTGACCTGCTAGATGGAGGTTCTAAATGAGCCCATTTAAGATCGATATGAGTGACGTGGGGGAAGGTTTTGAACCGATCCCGGCTGGCGTCTACCCGATCGTTGTGTCCACACTCAAGCAGAGTGAAGAGGATGGCCCTAGTGGCTATCCGTACATCATCCTCGAGATGACCGTTGCTAACGGGGACTTCGAGAATCGTAAGCTCTGGACGAACCTGAGTATGAGCCCCAAGGCTGCGTTCAAGGTTAAGGAGTTCCTTCTTGGTGTTGGGGTCCCTGAAGAGGATCTCGGTGGCGAGTTCGAGTTCGATCCCGATGAGTACGAAGGAGCCACTGCGGACGTTGCGGTCAAGCAGGAGTCGTACGAAGGCGTGATCCGCAATCGTGTGACTAACTTCATCCCGTCTGAGGATGCTGCTCCCAAGAAGGCTGCCCCTAAGGGCAAGAAGTCCTTTCGTTGACAATTGAATCAGTCCAAGTTGATCAGGGCTAGCCGCGCGGGCTGATTCATAGGGGGGTGGATACTCGTGGCACGGTTCACGGTTATCCACCCCCCGGCTATTCTTAGGGGGTATCTTGATTGATTCTGTAGGCCATCCCAAGCACTACACCTCAGATCCTTCTGGCGTTGAGTGCCTCGCGATCGTACGACATAGAAACTTCAATATTGGTAACGCTATTAAGTATCTCTGGCGTGCAGGTCTAAAGGATGAGAATACTCAAATCGAAGATCTGCAAAAGGCTTTGTTCTACATTAGTGATGAGGTTGTACGCTTGACGGATTCAAAGGCTCAAGCGTATCATCGAAGTAATGGAGCCTCAACGTGAAATTCGCCCCCATCCCCCCCACGGAACTATTGGGTGAGTTCACAACTGGTTATCATTTGTGTCTTGCCCATATACTCCACCGTGATGAGCGGCAGATGGTGTATTACAAAGGGCTCTCCTCCAGTCTGGACGACTACGTCATACTTGACAACGGCGCCTATGAATTGGGTAGCAGCTTTTCATTTCAACATGTCTTAGAGGTTGCAAAAGAGATCGGCCCAGACGAGATCGTTCTTCCCGATGTATTCCTGAATAAAAGAGAAACTATTCTCTCTGCTAATGAGGGCCATAAACTCTTTATAGACGCTATCGAATGTGCGGCTGATATTAGTATCATGGTAGCTCCTCAGGGTGAGTCCACCTCTGAGTGGATGCAGTGTTTCGATGCCCTCGTCAGTACTATTCATCCCGATGCTATTGGAATCCCTGTTGTCTACGAATCAAAGATGGGTAGAGGAGTTCTGATTAAGCAGATCATCTCGTACATTGGTGGAGATCTTTGGTATCAACCCGACATTCATCTTCTCGGCTGGGACGGAGATCTTTACAAGCTGAATTGTTACGCACGCGACTTCCCCCTCTGGGTTAGAGGTATTGATTCCGCAAAGCCTTTCTACTATGAAACCCCTCTGAGTGAGGGCGTTAAACAATCTCGCCCAAAAGACTACTTTGAGCGGCTTGATTTTGACCGTCTAAGAGTCGGTCTGAACCTCGATGAGGTCTATATGGCTGCCGAGGGTGTCTTTGCCTGACTGCGACACATGTCCTCTTAAAGATCGGCCTAAAGTAGTCGGTCGTGGGGTAAAGTATGGCTATACCATCGTGGGGGAATTCCCTTCCTACTATGAGGCCGCGCACCAGATGCTCTTTGTGGGGAGGGCTGGGGATGTCCTTCGCGAGGCCTTGAAGGCTGTTGGTGTCTCGCCAGATACCTTATATGTAACTACAAGGATTCCTTGCTACCCTGAGAAGGCCTATGATGATGTCACGATTGCCCGAGCCATCAAATGTTGTCGTGAGCGCCACCTACATGAAGTTGTTCACCAACATGCCCAGGGCGTTCTGGTGTTTGGGGAGCGCCACGGTTGGCAATGGGACGACGACTATAGAACTTGGACCCTCAGCACGATACACCCTATTCAAGTTGTTCGGGATCCTAGTCTTTTGCCAGTACTCTTGGATGATCTCACTCAACTGAAACTCGGGCCCCCTGAGCCTAGGAACCAGCTACCGGAAGTTGGTTACACCCTCGTAGAAGATAAGTTGGGCGTGGAAAATCTTTTCAGCAGCTTAGCTATACTACATTCTAGTCTGCACACAATTGACATAGAAACGACAGGCTTAGACGCGCAGGTCGATGAAGTCATCTGCTTAGGAATTGCTGCAAGCCCCCACGATATTTGGGTCGTTACGGAACCAATGATCCCCCACATCAAGGAGCTTCTCGAGGATGAGGACCTGAATTGGGCGGGTCATAATGTCTACCAGTTTGATTGTAAGTTCCTCGAGATACGATACGGGATTAAATGTAAGCCAACGTACGACACCCTTTTGATGAGCTACAACTTGGATGAAAGACCTTGGGGCCACTCGCTCAAGGTTGTCGCAATGGAGTACTTCCATATACCTAACTGGTCTGTGGATATGGACATGTCTAACCTGGCTAAGTATGCCCCTGAAGTGCTGTACGAGTACTTGGCATACGATTGCTACTTTACCTGGAGTCTTGTTGACCCCCTACTGGGAGAAATGGATGAAGAGAGCGTAACTCATATCCATAATACACTCTTGATACCAGCTGCCCGTACATTAGCCCAGATTGAGATGAGGGGCGCTTATGTGGATCAGGATTACCTCCGACGTACTGGTGATGACCTTGTTATTGAACTCGAAGATCTTAGTCTCCAACTCCGCCAGGCTGCCGGTACCACGTCTTTCAATCCGAACTCCCGCCAGCAAGTCCAAAAGTTGTTGTACGATACCCTTCAAATCCCTTCAAATGACCGACGCGTTGATAAATTGGCTCTTGAAAGTCTCTCCCATCCAGTCGTTGACCTCCTCATGGAGTACAAACTAAAGTACAAACTCTTGTCCACGTTTATCATTGGTCTACTTAACTATTCAGGGGAAGAAGGAATTATCCACCCCCACTTCCTTCTCCATGCAACGGTAACTGGACGTACAAGTTCACGCGCACCCAATCTTCAGAACATGCCCGTCGTTGTAGGATCCATCATTCGAGATGCCTTCATTGCCCCACCGGGGAAGGTACTCCTTGAGGTTGACTACAATCAGCTTGAGTTACGAATTGCCGCTTGGTACAGTAGGGATGCTAAACTGCAAGCCCTCTATAAACGTGGGGGAGATGCCCACATCTTGGCCGCTGCTGAGATGTATCATGTTCCTGTGGGAGAAGTAACTAAGGAACAAAGGTATCATGCCAAGCACGTTGCCTTTGGTATCCTATACGGTCGTGGTGCTAACTCCTTGGCGTTGTCAATCTTGCATTGTAGTCCCCAGGAAGCTCAGAGGTTTATCAATGCCTACTTCCAACAGTTTAATGGACTTTGGAAATGGATTCGAAAGATGCAGCGCCAGGCGTTACGTTTGGGTTACGTAGAATCCTCCTTTGGAAGACGGCGCCGATTCCCTGCAATCTTGTCTGAGCATCGTGGCGATATTGAACGTAAGGCAGCTAATATGCCTATCCAGTCCATGGCGAGTGACATTTGCCTTACAGGTCTTATACGTCTAGAAGAGGTATTGGATCCCGACGATGCTGAGATCATTTTAACTGTCCATGACTCTATTTTGTTAAACGTGAGTCCAGATAAGGTTTCCTATATAATAAAAACAATTAAGAGAGTACTCGAAGAGGAAGTTCCATTTGCAGACGAGATACCTCTCACGGTAGATTTCGGTGTGGGGGATCGTTGGGGTAGCCTGGTGAAGCCTGAGGAGTGGTATGACAATCAATGTGCCTAAAAGGTGCCCTTGGTGCGATGCCGAGATTGTTGAGCGACACGGTGCTGAGCAGTCAGCCCTACTTGCAACTTATGTCTATGGTTGCGGTACACGCTTAGGTGTCTACGGTGCTATGTTCCAGGTGACCTCGTCGACAGCACACCCCGAGGAGTCTGGTTGGAGACATCATGACCAAATATGAGTTTTGCGAGGGCTGCCCATTGATCGATATGCCGCTGGTACCTGGCGCTGGAGTTAAAGGAGGCCTCGCTATCGTGGGTGAAGCCCCTGGGGAGCAAGAGGTTCGAAAGGGAGAACCTTTTATTGGTATGAGTGGCGTTCTTCTACGGAAACTCTTGGCCGAGGTAGGCATCGATGACACCCAGGTCTGGATTACTAACTCCTGCCTGTGCCGCCCACCGAAGAACGCAACCCCTCCCAACTCAGCTATTGATGCCTGTAACGATCGTCTCATGGAAGAGCTCCAAGGATGTACTAAGATCCTTACCCTGGGGGCTACTGCTCTGACCGCTGTATATGGTCCCACAAGCATTGCCTCTGTTCGAGGCGCTCGCCTCTGGATCGATCAAATAGGTGCGTACTGTATCCCTACGTACCACCCAGCAGCCGTATTAAGATCACCAGACTACTTTCCAGACTTGATGAGCGATCTCCAATTACTCGCACATTGCCCCACAGAATACGAAGAACCCGAACCACCGCCAGCATATACAGTTGTGGAGACGCTCGAGGACATTAGTGGTATGTGTGATCGAATTGCCACCCATGAGCCTACTCATATTGCTCTTGACCTTGAGACAACAGGTCTTGATGAGGTTGAAGACGAGATCCTCGTTATGGGCCTTTATGATGGCACGGAAATCTTTGTTATTGAAGGGGATCTGTTATACGGTGATAGAGCTGCGTTGGCTCTTCTCAAAGGTCTTTTAGAATCCGATAAGTATGTTTGGGTCGCTCAGAATGGTCCTCAGTTCGACCGCAAGTTTATACTGTATCAGCTCCACATCAATTGGAATGTGGACTTCGATTGCATGCTGAGCCATTATTGCTTAGATGAAAGAGCCGGTAGTCATGGCCTCAAGACTCTGGCTCGTCGATACTTTCAAGCCCCTGAGTATGACTCAGCGCTCAAAGGTGGAAAGGGAAGGTTAGATGAACTCCCCAAGAATCAACTCCACCAGTACCTTGCGTACGATGTTTTCTATACGTACCAATTGGCCTGGGTACTTGCGGGTGAACTTAACGAACAAGGACTACGCCACATACATGATGATATACTCCTACCTGCTAGCCACGCGTTGGGGGAAATCGAACACCAAGGGATTATGCTTGATCAGCACCATCTGAAGGTTCTTGGGGCTCAATTTGAAAAGGATATCGCTGCCGCCACTATTGAGTTACAACTTGAGACACAGAATCCAAAATTCAACCCCAACTCACCCAAGCAGGTGGCTGAGTACTTGTATGGAGAGCTTAAACTGAGACCTGTCGGTACGAAGACTGGTAAGGTTGAACTAAACGAGCTGAATCACCCCTTTGCCAAGAAGATCCTAGAGCTACGCCAGAAACAAAAGCTCAACTCAACGTACGTGAGGGGGCTCCTTGAAAGGGTATCTGAAGATGGCAGGATTCGAGCTAGTTTCCTGTTACATGGGACCGTTACGGGAAGACTCAGTTCACGCGACCCTAACCTTCAAAACATACCCGCTCGAGCTGGCGTTATCATTAGAGATGCCTTCGTTGCCTCAAAAGGATGGACACTTCTCGAAGCCGACTACAATCAGCTTGAGTTACGAATTGCCGCTTTCTATTCAAGAGATCCTAACATGTGCAAGACCTTTGCTGGAGAAGAGGATATCCATGCAAGAGTCGCTCGAGCCATATTTGGACTCCAACTTGATGATCCCGTTACGAGTGATCAACGTTACGCTGCGAAGTTTGTCGATTTCGGTATTGTCTACGGGCGTGGCGCCAGATCATTGGCAGAGGGAGAGTTGGATTGCTCTATCCGTAAAGCCCAACAATTCCTCGACAACTTTCTTGGAGGATTTCCTGTCCTACATAAATGGATGATTAACAATCAAAGGCTTGCCGTACGGCAAGGGTACATTGAATCAGCCTTTGGTCGAAAGAGACGCTTTGCTTTGGTAACAGGGAACAACAAACATGAGATCGAACGCCAAGCAGTAAACGCCCCTATCCAGAGTGCCGCATCAGATATCAACCTAATGTCCCTAACGAGGCTGCACAATAGGCTAGATCCAAAAGTCGCTCACATATTAGTAACGGTGCATGACAGCCTCCTTTTTGAAGTAAAGAAAGGCCATGAGAAAGAGGTCATGGACATTATCTATGAAGAGATGGTTGACAATGCCCCCCTGAAAGCTCCGTTCAAGTTTTCTATCGACATTAAGAAAGGGATACGATGGGGATCATTACGACCTCTGAAGAAGCCTTTAAGCAACGATTCATGAGCCACGTTCAAAAAAGTCCTTCTGGTTGTTGGCTATGGGTTGGGGCTAAAGATCATCATGGATGGGGTCTAGTAACCCCAACAGAGATTATAGAAATGCAACGATTGCGTTCCTTAGGATGGACATATGAAAAGATTGCAAAGCAAGTCGGTCGAGGAGTCGCTTCCGTTTCCAAATACTCAAAATCAAAGCCCAGTAAAAGATACGGCCATGGAACCTAATCACGTTTGCTATTGGGGTTACAAGAGGTTCTATAAGAGGTACATGATCATTAAGTGTCAGGTATGCGGTAAAGAGGAGCGTAGAAAGATTGATCGTGATAAGATTCCTAAAGGAGGGCCATGAGTGACAACCCATTGCAGCCCGCCCTCGTCGCCTGGCTGGCGCTCGACGCCGTGACCGCCGCCCTGCACATCCTTACCACTGAGAGGGGAGTGGCCAAATGACCAGAAACGAGATAGACGCTATCTGTGACGCGATATATTCGATTGGTTGGCAAGACCCTGAACACACCGAGGACATAGTGAGACAACTCAGGCTTAGACTCGAAGAAGAGGCTGAGAGGAGGGGGACCAAATGAGATGGCCCTGGATACGCCGCCGCATCGCCGACGGGCTCATGGCGACGGTCGAGGAGCAGCGCCGCGAGTTATGGCAACTGAGCGGCCAGTACGCCGACCTGAAGGCCGAGAACGCGGAGCTGGA